GATTTTTTTAGATCTAGTGATGATGGAACCTCTGCAACAACAACAGACCCAGCAAGTGTTTTTGGTATGTCCGATGTCCTTGAGGCACAATTAAGATCTAATAGAACACAGACAACACAATCAGACAGCCCGATGACAAAAGTAGATAGATCTACATATGCAGGATTTTCAAATAAATTATCCAAAGGCACACCTAATCAATATTGGGTAGAGAGATTTATAGATAAGGTTACAATACACATCTATCCAACACCAGATTCAACAAATGCATCTAAAGATATGCATTTCTTTTTTATAAAAAGAATACAGGATGTGGGAGATTATACAAATGCAACCGATGTACCATTCAGATTTGTGCCTTGTATGGTGTCAGGACTCGCATATTATCTGGCACAAAAATATCAACCACAACTTTT